TCTACAACTTGTCATATGTTCTCCACTCGATCCTGCCATTTTAAATTGTATCCTGATACAGTACTACCCTGATCATAATACATTACTAAGTCAATTCCATTTATATATAATTCTGGATTTCTCATTGCTTGTCTAGTTAGCACTAGCGATGCAATAGGGTACCAATCACTTTTGTATAATGGCTTAGGAACTTTATTATTACTAATATACACTACTTTAGTGTTTTTGTCAACATAATTATTTAACCCCTTGGTATGTATGAATTGGTTAAATTCCCTTGCATATTCAAACTTCTCATTCTCCAATCTAAACATAACACTCATTTGTGAGCTTGGTATGTAGTTTGAAAGTACACTATGGAAGCGATTTAGTTGCGTCATACAAGATGTTTCGTCTAGTACTACTAGTAACGGAAATCTATCTAACTCGTATAATGTTTGACCAAACTCAGTTACTGGCCAAGTAATATCATTAATACAAACTTCAGTTGTTTTTCTTTCAACAATTAGTGTTGTTAGACTACTACAGTTGTTTGCTCGTAAACTATGTTGTACTTGCTCTTGGTCAAAATATTCTAATCCGTAATAGTTCTTTCTGTCGTAGTACTGATACAGATTGCTTTCAGTTGGTAGTCCTAGGTCTGCTGTTGCACAATCAATGCCGTGCTGTATATAATTAATAAACTTATTATCTTTAATGCCCGGAATATAATTAAAGCTATTCTTATCCATAGTAGTGAGCTCGTTGTATACTGACATTACTGATTCGTCAATGTCAAACTTTTGTTCAAACCGCATAGCAATGTTTACTAACTTCCAAATATATTTTTCAGTTAACGGAAAGAAATGCTTGTGCTTTTCGTAGAAATAATTCTTATCATTACCGTTTTTTAATTCTTCTAGTCTACTAATAACTTTCTTGTTAAACGGAAATCTAATTACAATCATTGTTTCTGTATTGCCGTCTCTACTAACTTCTTCTAACTTAACCCAATGCGAACTATCTAACTTTCTAATTGGTAATCGTAGATTATCTAAATGGTCCTTAATAGCAATATTATGTTTAGCAAACTGTTCAGCATAGTATTCAACTAGTAATTTCTTAACTAGCTCGTGCTGTTTGTGCGTTAGTGCAGTACCACGAAACACTTGTTTAGCAATACTAAACATGATTCTATGGTTATCTTCATGCAACGTAAACGAATGTAGGTCATGTAATTCAGGATTGGTACTAAACTTAAAGTTACTAATACTAGCAACTAGTTCTACGCAATCTTCAACGGTGAGATCATTGATGTCATTTGTTTGCTTCATACAACTATTATACTAGGTTATAGCTCAGAAGTCAAGTGTTTTAGTGGAATACCTTGGCTTATTTCTTCCAAAGTATATTCTGTGTGGGCGTAGTCGTTAAGCCATTGTTGCCTATCTGGCATAAGAGGTTGTTCTATATCGTGTAGGAAGTCTATGTCATTACTGGCGTCATACGCTAACGATGCGGTACCTACAAACGCTGGAATGCCGTTAATGATACTATGCACACCCGGGTTGCTAGAGTAGCTTAAAGTAGCGTGTGCGTTGTTAAACTGCATGTCAAAATCGTCATATGTTCCGCTAAGTTTTTTTGGTTGTTCCCTATAGACATTTTTAAATTCGTGTTCAATGTTTGGTAATGGGCAACGAGGATGAGGTCTAAATATAATAGGACGTTTGCTGTATGCTTGGAGAGTTGTAATAGCTTCAATTACCCATTTACTTTGTACGGGCATTCCTACCCATTGTAAACTCTTGTCATGTTGGGCACATAGAAGAATATGTTCTCCTTGTGTACGCCAAGGCTTTAATGTTAACCCCAGTGATAGTACGCGAGTATCGTCATTGCTATCAGGCCCAAAGTAAGCGTCTCTGTTAATTCCATTTAGTCCTACCTTCCATGTTGTGCCACGTTGTATGCCACCAACTTCTAAAACTATTACTGGTTTATTTAATGCTCGGAAGTGATGCCAAACTTTTTGGTTTCCAGCCATCCTACCATGCCAAAGCACACTCCATATAACAGCAACATCGCTATCATAATCATTGTAAGTAACGGTATGACCACTAGCAAACAAACTGTTTGTAAAAGCATCAAAAATTGGTTTGCTATTGAGTGCGCCATTATCTGTCCATAAACTAAACTTCATTCCAATATGTTTCGCTCCGTGGTTGTAAAAGGTCCTTCTTTCGACTTCTACCTTCTTCTTTTCTTACACCCTTAAGGTGATCAAACCATGCTCCGAGCTCGCAATTAATTAACGGGTGTCCTTCTCCGTTTACAAGATGTCCACTAAAGTCTTTAATGTTAGGGTGCTTTATTCTAATCTTTTTTAAGACTTCATCAAACACATAACTATCATGCCACTCTTCCATTTTAAAGATGCCGTCATCATGTTCTTCGTACACTCTTTCAAACTCTTTTAAAAATGCATCAGCACCAGGAGTTCGTAGGGTAAGTCCATACCAACCACACTCTGGCCATTTTTTCATTCTACCTAAGTAGTGTAACCATTGTGATGCAGGTACTAAGTTTCTAAACTCGCCATATGTAATAGGACTGTGTACATACGTGTCACCATCAATCCAAACTAAAATATCTGTTTCAAGATCCTGTGCGGCTTCAAATACTGCATACGTTTTGTTTGCAAACCGTACTGCGTCCCACTTAAATTCTTTGTGATGATCTCTAGGACGTCTTGCAGGCCACGGACATTTACCGTTTGCTTTAGGATCATTCTTGTGTCGTTCCTTAAATGCATTAAGTTTTGGTAACGCTTGTTTAGCATCAACAACAACAATGTTTGCGCCTGGTGGAACTACAGGAATACAATCTTCTGCATATACTATTAACTTTATTGCTGGGTGAACATTCTTTGCCCAACTATCAATAAGACGTTGACCGTACTGTTCAAGTCCCGGTTGGTGGAAAGTTGTTATACATTTTATTCTCATTTTACGTACCTTTTCATCCACTGCCATGCTTCACCACTTTTCAAATCTGCGAAGCTCCAATGGCATTGTGATATTTTTCTAATCCAAACTTCTCTGTCTAATGCTCTTAATTTGTTTAACGCATCAAGTCTTTGAAAGCAAACTTCTTGTACTTGGCTTGCTCTAAAGTCTTCACATATAACAGGAACTCCTTCAATAACACTTGCTACACCTGGGCTACTGTTGTACACAATAGAACAAAATGCTGTTTGTAAATCTGCTACTATTTCCTTTTCAAAACTAATTCTAATGTTATCACCAACAATTTTCTTTACATACTCAGGTGCTTTTTTATCGCCTGGGTGAGGTCTAATTACAATAGGTCTAGTTGTGTGTTGTCTAATTTCTGCAATCTTTGTATTAGCCCAAGTAACAACATCTTTACCTTTCATACTCCAACCGCCATTGCGTTGTAAGCATAGTAATATGTTATCCTTGTCAGCATAGTTCCAAGGCTTTAACTTAACACCAAGGTCACGTTGTATTTTTGTCCACTGCTCATCGCCCGGACTGTCATTACAATATTCAGCTGTGTCAGCAAACACACCATCAAAACTATATCGTAAGTAATGATGAGGTTCGTTAACTTTTGCTTTATATAAAAACAAGTTACTGTCTGCTGTAATAAATCTCTTGTTAGCTGTGTTAGCCGCAATGCTTCTACGTAAGTTAATGTGTGGAACGTGGGCACTATTTTCGTGCATGTATCCTTGCATTACTGCTACGTCACATTGCATTACATCAAAGCCATCATATACTAATCCGTTATCACCACTTACTCTAACACCCGAGACAAAGTTTCTAATAATATCTAACTTGTGGTTAGGCTTAAAAGGTTTATTAACTTTGTTTTTATTTCCAGGCGGAATAACTTTAGTGTAACCTATGACTCTCATTTGATTACGCTCCAAGCATAGCCACTTAACATTTCGTCATATGTAAATTGGTTGTTTGCCAAGTATCTACACAAGTATGTTAATTGTTTACGTCCTGGATGTTCTACAAATTCGATTCTACTAATTTTTTGTTCACAAATATCTTGAGCACAATTTGGCCCTAATGTTATTGCAGGTTTACCATAAACCATTGCTTCAAGTGCGGCAATACTATTATATGTTACTAAGCAATGTACATCGTCTGCAAGTGCCTGTTCCATTGTGTTTACACTTACACGATCTTCTCTACTTGGCTTCTTGCGTACTTGTACTGGCCTTGACGTATGCTTTCTAATACTAGCAACTGTTTCAGCAATCCATTGCTCTAAGTCTTTATCAAAGTATTTCATTACTTTTTCACTTGGAGGAACTACTAGTATTTTACGTCCTGGTGTTGCATCTTTAAATGGAATAGCCAACGAATTAAAACGTCCGCCACTATACCACTTGTCTGATCCAGGTTGCTCTCTGTCAGGCATGTGTAAATTTTGTAGTGCATTTTTTGCAATTCTATGATAAGTCTTTTTACCGTTTGGGTTACGTGTGCTAGGATTGTTACCTATATAACCCGTGTCCATAAAGTAAAACTCTCTACCTCGTTCAATACACATTTTGATTAGTTTTTGTTTTCCTAATCCTCTTACTAGTAACGGAGTATCATCATCCCAGTCAACATCGTCAGCACGGATATATTTTCCGCCACTGCCTAATGCCATACCCATTACAAACGAGTCAATAAGACCAAATGATCCTTTAACTTTCTTTTCAACTTTTTTAATTCCGCTGTCAACACAAATAACAGGAGGATTCTTTACGTCCTGGAATACTTCTGAAACTGCTTCAACAGCATGCCTCTGTTCTCCAGTTGCAACGCTGTGTAAGATTTTATCAACCATTACTTTTAAATGTGGTAATATCACTCTTGTATCCCACTCACCAGTATTTTGTACAATCTCTTCTCCCATGTTAAACCTCCATCATTTGATACAAGCACTTCTTCCATAATTGATTATATTGACAATGTCTGTAGTTTTCAAACCACGGACCGCCCTCAGTATAATGAATTAACTTAGGTGTGCCGTCTTGTGGTTCGCTGTAGTGTCCTACCAGCCAATTCCATTCAGGTGACAGGTTACCAATTAAGCTGTCATCGTTTAGCCAACTAAAGCGATGCAAATACGCACCGTTAATCTCTGGCTCGTTAACTAAATCCATTGTTAGTCTTTTATTAGCAGGATGTCCACAGTTAATAAGCATCATGCTTGACCAATTCTTACGTGGATAAACAGTTTGCACTTGTCCATCCATCTTAATACCTTCTTTAGGTTCATAGTCGTGTTGCACACACATTACTGCTTTTGTATCATCTGCTTGTGCAAACAACTCTGCAATATCTGTAGTAAGTAACATATCACAATCCATGAATACTGCCCAACCATCAAAGTTAGCAAGTTCCGGAACTAGGAAGCGAGTAAACGTAAACTCAGTACTTGCTAGTTTATCATTACCTCTATGATACCAACCTTGATCTCTTAGAGTGCTTTGTTTTAACGGATATACTTTTGCATTTGGACTATGCTGTTCAATGCTGAACTTGCATACTTGGTATGCCATATCTTCTCTAGTGTCGTACCCAATATATACTCTAAAATCGTTGTTCATGCTTGTGTCTTTCTTATATAAACTGCCGTGGCATCAATAGTATGTATCTCTTGAGTGTTGCCAAACACCTCATGAAAGGCTTTACTACTACCTCTCCAACTATTGTAATCGTCCAAAACCATTATTCCTCCTACACTAAGCCTAGGCCATAGTGTTAATATCTCTTGTAAAGTACTCTCATACCAATCAGTATCTAACCGTAATAGTGCAATAGTGTTTGGTAAATTAGTGTCATCTAAAAGTGTTTCTTCTACAGGACCTTTAATAAAATTACATTGATGTGGCGGAATATAATTGAATACATTTGTACTAACTTCTCCAATCTCTGCTCTACACCACTGATCAAATCCATGCTTTGCTTTCTTACTATGCTTTGCATATTTTACATCGCCGTCTGTTGTAATTTTATGATCATGTACAGTTGGTAATGTCATTCCTTCAAATGTATCAAACAACCAAAAGTTTCTTTTAGTTTTAGCATTAGCCAACCAAGCACTAATAATATGACCGCCTTTCCACACACCACACTCAACAATGTCACCTGGAATATTATTTGCATCAAGTTCTCTAACTGCTCTTACAGTCTGAGTGATACGTTGTCCACTAGTCATTGTAAATGGTTTAGCTTCTTCAACAATCCTTAATTCTTTTTTAGTTGGTATGAAATCCATACTATACTGGAGCTCCTTCATGCCATTCATAAGCATCACTTCCGCTATCAGTATACCGTCTTTCTATATCTTCTTCAACACATTCAGTACCACGTTGTATTTCTAATATGTGTGCATTAACTGTTAGTGATGGATTACTTGGTAAGTGCCATACTTCTTTATTGATTTCATAAGGAACACTCTTTGGTGTTAGGTAAACAATTTCTTGTCTGTCCTCCCACTCAGTTACCATTTTAACTTCGCCTTCAAGTATGTTCCATTGCTCTGCACGTTTAAAATGTTTTTGATCACTTAGTGCTTTGCCAGGGTATATTACAAGCTCTTTTACTTTGTAACCTTCATCGGGTTTGTCATCTAGTACACGCCAATACCCCCAATCACGTTCAGTCTTTTGTGTCTTCCATTCGTCTAATATCCAACTACTTGAATTCATTTTGTCCTCTCCGCCAACACCAAAGACGAAGCTAACCTTTGGGTCATGCAAGTAGTCTTCCATCTCTGGAATGTTGTCTGCTGTTCTATCCCCACCATTAGCAAAGACGACTTCGTCTTGACCTCCGATAGTTGATTGTAAGTGATGGATAGCGCCGCTGGCACTATTGAATTTGTCATCGTTTAAGCAAAGTACTACACGATCGACAATACCAAGTTCGCTAATAATAGCAACTCGATCTTTAAAGGGCATAAATGGCCGACCCTTTTTTTGAGTCAGCCATTCATCTGAGTTTAATCCAACAACTAGTTGATCACCAAGTTGTTTCGCGGCCTTAAAGTATTCTATATGGCCTGAGTGTAGTGGATCGAATCCACCTGTTACTAGTACGTATTTCATACTAGTATTTAAACTTTAGCGATTTACTGTTTGTATATACTGGATTACATTTTCGGGAGTTGATACAACATATGGGTCATCATCAGATCCATCATTGTTATATCCTGGTTCAATGAAGCTTTCGTTAACAATCATGTTCTCAATATACATAGCATATCTCCATGACCTGTTAGCAAAACCTAAATGCTTCTTATTGCACAACATGCCAAGGCCGAATGTAAAGTCTGCATTACCGTCTGCTAGTAATTTAACTTTGGTACAACCTAGTTCTTTAGCCCATGCATTCATTACAAATGCATCGTTAACACTTACACAATAGACTTCGTCCACGCCTAGTGCTTTAAACTCGTCATACATTTTTTCGTATGTTGGTAGTTGTTCTGAACTACATGTTGGGGTAAATGCACCCGGAAGTCCAAAGATAACAACTTTCTTATTTGCAAATAACTCTGCACTAGATTTGTTAACCCATGTTCCGCCAATAGCACAACCACCATCGTCACCAACTTCATCACCTTCACGAAGAACGAAGTTGACTGTTGCGGGTATCGTATCCCACTTTTCAATTATTTTCTTTTCACCTGGTAATTGGTAACTCATTTTTCTTCCTATTGTTATAAACTAGCATCTTCCATGCCAGCTACTCTTAATTTAACTATGTTTGTAAGTTGCCATTGCTTTTGATCAAGTGCTTTACAAACACCTAACCACTTGTTACGCATAAGTGCAAACTCATTAATAATCTTTTCGTAGTCGACAACGTCCGATTCGCCGTCTACGTATTTTTCGCAATCACGACTTGACAATGCTCTTGCATAGCTTTCTAAGTATTTTCTAAAAAAGCTACTTCGAAGTCTACGTAATTCAATGTTCAGGTATTCTAATATTGCTTCGAGCTCTTGTAACTGATTGAATCGTTGCTCAACCATTCCCGGCATCTCTGCCGCGGCTCTTTCAACATTACCTTTAATTTTGCATTCCATTCGCGCCTGGATCAATTCATTCTCGTAATGATCAATTGCTTTTGGAATGTTGCTAATGTCTCTAGCAATATCAGAATACCATCCCATTAGTATTCTTCCACTTCGTCTTCGTCTACGTCGACATCTTCTTCGAGATAGTAACCAATCGCTTTGTCTAAGTTAGCATCAGAGCCAAGTGCATCTCTAAACGCTTCGTCGGTACTACCAATGTCAGCACATAGATCAACATATTTTTCTGCTACTGTTTCGATGTGCTTCTTGTCTAAGTACTCTTTAAACACTTGCCACACTTCGATAATATCTGAACCTGAATCCAATTTATACTCCTTAGTTTACGTTATACGAATATAGTTATTCGTTTGGTTGATCTTCAACATCGGTTTCGACTTCGTCGTCTTCAACTTCAGGACTTTCTTTAGCCTTTGCAAGTTTAGCGGCAAAGTCTACCATAATTGTGTCAAGAGCGTCACCGCCTGCTTCCCACACTTTACGATACTCTTTGATCTCTTCACCTGTAGAGTCTGTGTACCTTAGTCTGTTTCCGTCTTTAACAAGCATTCCTTTTTTCTCAAACAAGTCAACTAAACCACTGTATGGGTTCATACCTGTTTCATAAGGAATTTTAACTTGTACGCCTTCGAACGGTTTTGCATAACGAGTTTTCATTACTTTACAACCAGCTCTAATACCACGTACTTCGCTTATCTTGTTACCGTCTTGATCTTCTTTTAACTTCATTTTCTTCATTGCAACAACAATACTTGATGCATAGATAAAGCCTTGACCACCTGATATCTTATCGTCTGGGTCAAACATATCTTGTGAAGCGTATGTGTGATTAGTACAAACTAATCCTACGTTACAACTACCAATCATGTTAACAGTATTACGGACTAATGAAGTTAGTGCTTTAGGCTTACGACCCATATCACCTTTCATATCACCCTTGTTAAACTGGTCAACATCTGTAGGTGTAAGTAACATACCTAAACTGTCAACTACAAACAAAATCTTAGGACGTTCTTCGTCTGGCATTGTTTTATAGTCAATCATAAACGTACTAATAGTTTTAGCAACGTCATCAATCATTGACATGTTTAGTTTAAGAAGTTTATCTTCTGATGTATCAACATCGAGAGCTTTAAGCCAACTCTCATCAAGTGCGTTCTCTGAGTCAATTAAGACTACAAAGATACCTTGATCTTGTGCCGCTTTTACAATGTTACCTGCACAGATATAACTTTTACCTGCACCAGATTCTCCTGCAAAAACAGTAACCTTACCTAGTGGAACACCTTTGTGAAAGTCGCCACTAATAAGATAATTTAAGGCATAGTTACCTGTACTAATCCAATCAGTTGGATCGTTAAATCCACTACTCATGCCTGTGATTGATTTAGTTAAGTTTTTACGAAACTTAGAAACGTCAAATGCTTTATTAGCCATTGTATCTCCTTATCAGATTATTCCAAGTAGGGTGTAGCATTTCTACTACACCCACTCAGTTTTTAACTAGCCTTGGCGTGAACGGATCATTGCAAGAATGTCTTCCGCTTTGTTACCATCGCCTGCCGCTTCAGTTACCGCCGCTGGTGCTTGTGGCACTACCGGTGCAGTTGCTTGTGCTACTGCTGGTGCATGTTGAGACTGTGGACTCGGTGTAGTTGCTTTAACAGGATCGCCTGTTGCCGCTCTTACGCCTGCTGGTCTAAAGTATTGACCAAATGCTTCCAAGTCGTATGCTTCACCATCAACTGATGCTTCAAACATTTTCTTGATAACTTCAACTGCTACTGGGTCCGGCTTCTTCGGAAGGTAGTCGCTCATGTTATACAAGCCATTGTCTTCAATTGCCTTATACTCTGCTTCATCTAACGGACGCTCTCTACGAGACCAGTTTGATGTTGAGTAATCAGCATATCCGCCTTTGGATGTTTTAGCAATCCTAAAGTCTACACCTGCGGTATAGTCTGTCGGTAGCTCGTTCATATCCGGATCCATTAATGCTCCCTTAATAATTTGGAAGATTTGTGGGCCAATTATAAAACGTCTGATTGGGTTTTCTGGAGTTGTATCCTCGCTAATACCGTTATCAGTCACAAAGCCTTGGAATACGTATGAACGCTTCTTCCAATACTTTCGACCCATATCTTCTAGCTTTGGATCTTTGAACCAAGCACGTACTTCGGAAAGTACTGGACACGTATCACCATACATTTCCATACAAGGTACTTGTACCTGTACTGGACGAGAATCTGTCTCGCCTTTAATTCCAGCAAATGGAAGTTTGATCATCAAACGTTCTTGCCAGAAAAATGTATTATTTTCGTCACCATCGGGTAAGAATCGGACAGTACTGTTCGTTCCTTCTTTCAAGTTCCAAAATGGGTAAATTGCGTTGTCGCCGCCGCTTGAGTTGTTTGAACCACCTGTGCGTGATTCCTGCTCTTTGAGTTTAGCTCTAATTTCTGCTAAAGTTGCCATAGTTATGCCTCCTATATGTTTTTAAGCCTATGTGCTTTTGTGTGGAATATTCCACTGTGCCTATTTGTGTAGTAGCACTATTATAGTGTACTACAGATATTTAGTAAAGTCAACCGTTGGGTTGCCAAAAAAGTGATTCTTAGTTATTAATGCCTGCTAACGATTTGATTCTTTCCATCTCGTTATCTTTTCCTGCCATTAGTCTGCCTATCATCTTCTCAGCTACTGGTACGCTGTTTTCACCAAATTCTTTTTCACAAGCAGTAATTACCGCTTGTTCGCCTTTTGGAAAGTTGTTAGTTGTGTAGTCATAATAACTCTTAACTAGCTCTTCTAACTTCTGTCCTGGTGTTCTATCATCACCTTCTTCGCCGTCCATATCGTCCGGAGTGTCAGGGTGCATCATCTGTCCTTTACTATTGATTTTGACATCCATAGTATCGTCGTCTTCGTATTTGTCAGCATCTTTTTGTAATGCCTTCTTACGTTTAATTATTTCAGCGGATAATTCTGGATCTTTTGATGTCTCTGGATCCATTTGAAGATCTTGCAATGCTTTTTGTTTAGCATCGTAGTCATCTTTATCTACTGTCTTTGTATACTGTGATTCTGTTTCAAGATCACCTGTATCAATTTTATTCATAACTGCTGGGTTTTTTCCTTTAAGATATTTCATTACAAGTGGTCTAACGCAAGTGTCTGCGTCTTTCTGGCCAACTTGTTTAAACATGTCAAGTAGCATCGGATCGTCTATAACGCCCTTCATGCTTTCGATAGCATTTGAGCCGTTGATACCAGCTGGAAAATGCTGAGACATTAAGCCATTAATCTTTTTAACCGCGGCTTCTATTTGTCTCTCGTCGCCATCAATTAATGCATTGTCATTCTCTCCTACGATTGAATCCATGTGTCTTTCAAATTCCATTTCTGGAGTTTGTACTTCTGCTTCGGCAGTTGCCTGTGCTTCGCCTGTGCCTTGACAATCATTACAGTCTTTATCACCATGTTTGCCTGTTCCATCACAATGAGCACAATCCATATCACGCCCGCCACCTTCGCCTAGTAACTCTTCTGGCGATAATTCTTTTGCTGTTGTTACTTCACTTACTAGTCTATATACGTAAGGGAATACATCTTTTAATTCTTCGTTAAATGTTCTAATAGTTAATTGATCAATCCAATTTTCTGCAACATCTTCTGGAACATTTTCATTTACTACAGGAGCAAAGGTTGCAAATGTTTCTGTATAATATGCTTTGCGTTGTAGCTTTAGTACTTCTGTTTTGATGTTTTCTAATCTTACATCTACTGCTTCCATGTAACCTTTTAAGCCTTCTGCCATTACGCTTGAACGGTTCATGTAAGTTTTAAATTTACGTAGCTTGTTTAACTCTGTTGACATTTCAACAATGTGCTTACCAAAATCATCATACAAGTTTCCACCTTCACTTACGTGTCGGGCCATTGCTCTTGCACCGTTTAAGTGTCTGAATGGATATTTAAATCTTTCGCCATCAGCACTTTCAATATACATGCTGTGTACGTTTTGTGTTCTTGATCCAGCAACTTCTTGGTTGACTGGCTTTGTATGTTTTAGTACTAAACGAGCAGTATCAATGTTTTCGAAACTTGTTCTGCTTGTGCCGTACATATTTGATTCACTCATTTGGGTTTCTCCGGCAGTTCTTGTTAAGTGTGCATAATCTCTTTTGTCGAGGTTGCTTTTTGTAATATCTCTTGTGTCAAAGTTTAACATGTGTTTTTTTGCAAAAATACGGATCTCTTTTAAAAAATTATACCAATTATTTTTTTCACTTTCCCCTGCTTCTGCCATAAAGTCTTGATTGTATAGAACTACCACACCGTCTTCGTCTAGTGTAATACTTACCTTACCTAATACTTCTTGTCCTTCTTTATAATCGAAGTCAAAGTACTTTGCAAGTTTTGGGTCATCAGTTACTGTGCCCTGTCCGTCACCAATTGTGACTGAAGGGAAACGCCCTCTAATCTTAGCGAATAATTTTTCTGATACTGGTTCTAAGTTGTTCATGTTAATATTTATCTCATATTAGTTGAAACGAAGATAGGCATGGGCGGTTCGTAATCTTCGGATGATTCTGCCTGGTTAAATGTTTCATAAATGCGTGGATCCCAGTCTTTTAGTACTGCGATTACACGCATTGCTAGTAGAGTAGCACTTACTAAGTCGTCTGTTTCACCCGGTTTTGCTTTAAAACTACTGCCACTAGCTACAAAGCCTTTAAGTTCTGTTATTAATACTTTACTATTTACTTCTAGTTTATCTGTTTCTATCATAGTTTTTAATCGACTACATGCACTAATCTTAGTACTGTGTGTAGTGTTAAACCCTTTGCGGAACTTACGCACATGGCCTTTACGCATTGGCTCACTGGTAAGTAACCCTGGTATGTTCTCTTCTCCAAGATCTCTAATAACAATTAATGCACCTTCTCCGATGCTGTTGTTTTCAACGCTCCAATAAATATTTTGCCCGTTGGAATTACACTCTTGTTTAATATATTCGCAGATGTCTTTTAAAACTCTAATCTGACCTGGTATAGCTGTTTGATTATGTCGCCACTCTGCTACTTGTTTATAAGTAGGTACTTCAAATACTTGTATAGCCGCATAATCGCCACCAGTACCCATACTAGGATCAAGTGAAACAACATAGCTATTATCGCCTGTTGGCTTCTTGTACCAACGTGTTTGTCCCATATTTAATATAGGTTCTTTACCTTCTAGCGTAGCAAGTTTAATTGAGTTAATTAATGTTTCATCGTAAATTAAGAATTCACAGCCGTACTCACGTCTAAACTTCTCTTCACCAATACGACCAATTTCATTCTTCTTCCATTCTTCATCTCTATCAGGATGTTCATCCCAACTACATGTAAAACCAAAGAATCCGTTTTCACCTAGTATTGCTTCATTACCATGTTCGTCAAACTTCTTTTGGCTTTCTTTCCAAATAATAGCAAAGGTATCTTCATCACTGTTTGGTGTACTTGTAATAATAGCACGACCACCTGTTGCTAGTGTAGGAGATATAGAAGTCCAAAATTCAGTAGCAATGTTTGGGTTTACAAACGCAAACTCGTCACAGTATAGTAATGATATGGACATACCACGTCCTGTGTTACCTGTTGTAGTAGCACTAACAATACGTGATCCGTTTTCAAATTCCATGCTACCTTTGTTGTAGTTAGTAACACCTGCTCTAATATGATCTGGACACATTTCATACACGTATCTAATACGTTGCATAATTTCTTGAGCGCCTGTGTACTTGTGTGCGGCAATTAGAATAGTTTGGTCTGGATGAAACATAGCATACCAACACAAATAAATTGCGGCAGTAGTAGTCTTACCAGTTTGTCTAGGTAACATATTAATGTTAAAACGATAGTCGTGATAACTTTGAAGCAACCGTACTTGATAACTAAACGGATCAAATAATAGTTTGCCTTTTACTGGATGCTGAATGAACGCAAATTGCTTTGCAAAGTACAAGTATCCGTCTTTAGGATCCATGCATTTACGTAACGACTCAATGTGTTCTTCGGTATATGTATCTCTTGTGTGTGCCTTTTTGGTTAAGACACCGTCTAAGCTCTTTGTTGCCATACTACTATTTACTCAAAAAAATACCCGCCGAAGCAGGTATTGAGTTTACTCTTGTGACGTTTTATTATTATTTGCTATTAAGCAGTAGTTAAGCTAGTTGATAGCGTAACATCAGTACCTGTAACATCAATGTTGTTAGGTCCTACTGCTGTTCCAAGTGCTCTAATACGTGCTTGAATGTCTGCCGCTGAACTGTTACCGTCCATGATAACACAAATTTCACCTGATGCATCATTCTTTACAAAGTACATTAACGGGCTAATTTCCTTCATAATCATTTCTGCCGCTTCATCAACAGCATCATCTTCAGCTCTTAAATCAACATCTGTATTACCAGCAACTTGTACTGTAATTAAATATGCTTTTACGTTGTGTGAGTATAGTGTTCCTGCTGTAACGCCTAACCCTACTACTCTTGTTACTCCAGCCATCTATATCTCCTTAGTGATTACCGCAACTACTTGCGTATAGTTTTTCAAACTTTTCTTTTCCGCAACCAAATTTAGAATCTACTTTTTTAAGCATTTCATTTTTTGAACATCCACTTGCGTCAAGTCGTTTCATTTCTTTTTTACAGCCAGCTTCGTCGAAACTATCTGTTGCTTCGCCAAACTTTTCAGCAAACTTAGCTTTTAATTCTTCTCTAATTTTATCTTCTAGTGCCATTGGATTATCTCCGCCTGCTACTTTTGGATAAGATTTCTTAGGACCGTTTAGTCCTCCTGACAAATCCTTTGTCATGTACTTTGTGTCTTGGTATTTCTCATCTGGACTATTTGAATAGTCTGACTCATCTTCTCCACATGGCTCATCTGGCATTGGAAGTTTCTTTGGCATATCCGCCATGTCACCTTTTGGCATGTCGTCCATGTCTGGTCTGTCTAGTCCTTTGATAGCCGCCATTGACTTCTCAATGTCACCACGCATACCTAAGTCTGGTCCCATATCTTCTGGCTCTGGTTTAAAACCGTAGCCCATGTCGCCTGTTGGAGCAATTGGATTAATATCTTTATCACCTAATACTTTAAATAGTTCACCTACTTCTTGTGGACTATCACCTGTTAGTGAAATGTTCATTGATGCCGCTTCGTTAAGTGCGTCAATTGATTTATAAATGTCTTCTAGTTTCATGTTATTTGCTCCCAATTGGACTAGTGGTTTCGGGCATTCCCATGTCCTTAATTTGATCTTTGTTTGCTATAGTATCAATAGCACCAATTGGGCTATTCTCTCTTTCACTACGTGCTTTTTCTAGTTCTGCTAGTAAGCCCATAATTCTTTCTCCGCCGACTTCTGCGTGTACTTGTGGATCCGATTCTGGTAAGTCGCCACCCAAATTTGGCTCATATATTTTATTGTATTCTGTATCTTGATATTGCTCTTGTGGTGCACCTTCAGTTCTTACAATAATATATGCTTCATCAATTGCACATGTTTGTGAAAGGTATTGTGCAACTACTGGAGGAATAGTAGGGTAAGCTAATTCTACATCGTAGTAGGTAACTTCCATGTTTTGTAACTGTGGAAAATCTAATGGACGTTCAACAATAGGAGTTTTCTTTCCTGCTGTCATGTTCATAACACCAAACTTCTGTAGTGCAGTTTCCATAGTATCTACACAACCTTCTGGTAGATCCCCGGCTAAGCCGATTTTAAATTTGTATGTTTTCTTTGACTCAGTCAAATATTCTGCAAAAGTTTTCATATCATTTCCCTTATACATTATTTATCCATGTTCTTCAATTTTTCAAGCAAACTATTACGGTCAGTTACTACGTAACCTTCGCCATTAACTAGTCCAGAGTCTTCATATCCACTGTCCTTGTCCATTTTTTCTTTTTTAAGTTGAAGATCAATCATTTTTAATTTTTTATCTAGTTTCGCAACTTTGGCATCGAGAGCCGTTTTAAGCATTCCTCCAGCCACTTCAAATACTCTGCCACTATACCTTGCCTCCACGTTCATGCCCAAGTCCATAAGATCATCGTATGCACTAGTAGCCTTCATTGCAATGTCGTTAAGCTCTTGATCTGCTAACTCGCCCAAGCCTTTTACAGCTGGCAATGCCGCAGTAATTTTATCCAATTCTGAAATAGTTCTAAAGTCTTCTTGTGGGCTAGACTTAACTACTTCGTTAGATTTTTGTTGCTCTGCCTTAATAATCTCTTGACTATCTGGTAAATTGAGTAACTCTTCTAATTTTTTAGTCATTGCTGTTATCCATTATATGCTACTATTATTTATCCTATTTCCTCTTGCCCTGATGGAAAATGTCTTTTTCGGTAATAACTCTAAAGAAAATTCGTTTTTGTTTACACCATGCTCTAGCGGCTTCCCACTTAGCTATATTTTGGATATACTGTGCTTGACGCCATTTATCACGGCCAACATTTTCTTTTACTGTTTGGTTGTCAGGTTTAACTTCAATAAGTTCTACATGAGGTTTACCATTTCTATCAGCATATTCTATTAAAAAATCTGGTACGTAAACTGTGTGCTTACCAGTTAATGGATTCTTATATGGTATCTTAACACTTTCACTTGCCCACTTAGTTACCGCAGGACTCTCATCGCAGAATTTCATAAATGCAAATTCCCAACTTGATCGATAAAGAGGAGTTTTGTTACCTAAGTATTTTTCTGGATATTTTAATGTAAAGCGGCCTTGAGCAAACTTACCCATAGAACTATACCACTATGTTTCTAGTTTCTAATTTATTAGTTGCTTGATCAACTTTGTAACCTAGAGTACTAATTTTTGATCTGTTGTAGTTTAGAATCTCTGTAATAACCGTGCTTAGTTGTACATCGTCAAATCCACCTAGTGTATCTAACAATTCAAATATTTTTACATCGTCCATCTTTGCTTGTTGCATAACGATAGTTGCAATACTATTTGCACTTATTTCATCAAAGCCTCGTTTAGCAAAGAACGCAACAGTAGCGTCAACTTCATTACTAGCAAACTCAAACGGTTCTGTGTAGTACTGATTAAAAAACTGTTTTACCTTAGTAGCACTATCGCCACCAGCGGCAGGTAAGTTACCGTATAAGTTTGTCGGTGTACTTAACTTGTCAGTTGATGTATTGTCGCCCATATTATTCCTTTACGTCGAGATTATATTTGTACTATTACCATTAGCAGTTGATATAGCCTGCTGACGTTGACCTGCTTTTTGTATACTTGACAACGCGGCGTATGCTGTATTTATAGCGTCAGGAGTTGGAACTCCGCCATTATTGATGTGGTTTTTCTTAAATGCTCCAGCTTTAGCTAACGAGTCTGCCGCGCCTGCATTACTAGTCAAGAAGTTTGTAACACTAGATAAAGGGTTACCAATTTTGCCAGTGGCCATTCCTGCAAACGCTGTTAATCCTGCAACTGTTGCTACAGTACTACCTAGTCCGCCAAAGCCACTTGACTTAGGAAATGCAAGGTTTGCTACTCCACTAACATCAATGCCTGCGGCTTTACCAATTTGATCTTTAAGAATTCCAAACCCTTCTTGTTTTAATCCATCTCTACCTAAGGCTTTAGCATTTTGTGTAATGCTAGTTGCTTTTAATACTGTTCCTAAGAAACTTGCAGGACTGCTAAATGCCGCGCCACTACTAATGTCTCCAAATATACTAGACGCACCTTCTGCAATTCCGCCAACGCCAAACACACTCGATGTTCCGCCACCTGCTAATGAATTAGGACTTGGTGTTTGGTCATAATGTCCACTAGCACTACCAAACGACTTAGGTGAAATACCATCTTTAACTGGACCTCTTGAATACCAAACTGTGTCGTATTGTAATGTCATTGAGTTTTGTACACTATCACTCGAACTGTTGTCCATAGTATCGTGTTCCCAACCACTAATAATAGGATTAACTAATGTGAAACAGGTATATCTTTTTCTTGACATTTGATAAATTTGAATACTTTCAAAAAAGTTTTTAAAACTATCGTTATCCATGCCGTATCTAAACTTATTTGCTTCTTCTGTTCCTAGCCAGTTGCCTCTATTATATGCCGCATTTGATGTATTAGGATTATTACTGCCGTCTACACTTGCATAGTTTCCATCTTTAAAATAATATCTGTAATATGCTTCCCACAAAGCAGTAGTCTGCCCGTAGTTGTCATCATGGAATGTAACATTGATTGGATCGTAATCTAATCGTGTTTGTAAATTTCGTTTTCTATTGTACTGATGCTTTAGTGTAGTTGCAATTTGATACTTTGGTAAGTCAACTTGCTTAACAAGCATATTAATTTCTTGTGTTTTTAGTTGCGGGATTAATTGTACTGCATCTGCATTTAAGTTAAAACTTACATGATACAGAAACTTTGACTTAGGAGTTAACCTATGTGCATCATCAACATATAATCTAGCGGCATGTGCCGCGTCTGCTAAGTTACCTTTGGGGCTTAATGCACCCGTTAGTAAGTTGTCTAAAAATCCGTTAAGTCTATTCGCCATACTTAATCTCCTATGCTAATATTTATCCAATGTAATTAAGTGCATAGATAAAAAAAAGGATGCCTAATTAAAGACACCCTTTTTATATACTTCAGGAAATATTAGTTGTTATTAACTAGCGCCGCCGCCAGTAATAGCTGTGTTAACTGTACGTCCTACTGCTGTTCCAATTCCTGTACCTTGTGGGCTTTGGATAGCATTGTCATATCTGATTGCTAGTGCAACAGTAACTGGATCGTTAGTAGAGTAAGACAAGCTGTTATAGTTTGCTGACTCTAAGTAACAGCCATACAATTCAAATGTCTCTAGTACACTTGCTGTATTAGCACCGTTACCACCGTCTAGTATTTCAATTCTAGTAACAAATTTGTAATCGCTACCTGACGCCGCCGAACTTTGTTCGAAGAAGTCGAATTGTTTCTGTAGTTGCTCGCCTACAAGTTTCTGTACATTGTTACTAACATCTTCACGTAAGTTAAGTGTAATTGGTTCCCAAGTGTGTTTACCTGCTAGGTATACACGTGAGTTATACACGTCTACTGTGATTTGTTCGAAACTAACGTTAGGTCTTGTTACGTCTACAACCTGTTTTGTAAGTTCTGTTGTTGGTGTTGATACTCCAAAATTTTCAAGACTCACTCTAAAGCGGTATTGTAGTTTCGGCATCAACAAACCTTGGTTACTAGCGGATGAGCTAGAATCCAAAGGTACTGTAATTTTGCTTAGTGTTGAAATTGCCATTATAATATCTCCTGCTTATAAGTATTTATCATATTAGAGTCCTGCTATTTCACCAGTGTTTTTAAGTCTCAATGGAATGTAAATAAACTCCACTGCTTTCACTGGTTCAATTGCTATATCCAAGTAAAGTTCATTTCTATCAATCCTTGTTGGCGTGTTATTACTTTCGTCACACACAACTAAGAAGTCATATAATGCTCTTTGCCCAACTAGTTCTAATAGTAAACTATCTGCTTGTGCTTTAATCTCATCACGTGTAATCTTATCATTTGGCTCAAAGATATAAGGCTTAGCAAGTTTGTTAAATTGTGAACGTAAGTAAATCACTAGTCTTGCAACGTTGATTCTGTCTAAAGCACTAGCATTCTTAGCTCTTGTCTTTTGACCAAAGTTAACAAGTCCTGCGCCACTTAAGAACGTTACAGGGTTAATAGCATTACTGTATAATGTATCACGCTGTCCTTCGTTAAGTGCTACACTCTGGAATTCACCTTCGCTAGTAATGTAACCTGCACTTGATGCGTTAGTAATTCCACCACGTCTTGTTCCTGCTGGAGCAAACCATGGAAAGCTAACTTGATCGCTTAGTGCCATTGTGCGTAAGATACCATGTGAAGCTGGAACAACTACGTTGTTACCTGCGTTATCACTTGTGAATAAACTTGGATAAAACACACCTAAGTATTCATCATATGTAACTAATCCATCATCGTTATCTTCTACTGCAAGGTTTACGTTAGTTGCATACTCGTTTAATGAAGTTGCATCTGGTGTTAATCTAAATGGTAAGTCACCTACAACAAACGCACTAATGCCTCTATCATAGTTAAGTGTTTTCATTTCACCAATTAGCTCTGAGTAACCTGGGCAAGCCATTAAGTTAAAGATTCTTGAATTATCATCTCTAATATCAGCATTGCTGTTAACCATTGCTTGTAACGCTTGTACTACAACTTTACGTTGAGCTTTACGTCCAAAGCTACCTGCACCATTTGCTTGGTTAGCTGATTCAGTAACCCATCTGTTAGTAGCATATGCACTCATTGACTCGTCATTGTTAAATCTAATGTTAAGTCCTGTAGTATCAATATAGTTACGTACATATTTCTTAACGTTAAATCCTGAACGTCTTGTGTTCCATATCAACATACCTTTTGGATATAGTGCTGGGTCTGGAGCATCAAAGTCAATAAAGTTGCTTACTAGTAATTCAGCAATAGTTCCTGCTGTATCACCACTTGTACCTGCTTTTCCGTAACGTGCATCTGCAAACAAAATTCCGTCTTCAGTAGTTTGATCACCTGTATCAAGTGCAACCCACTTTAATGAAACTCCGTTGTATTTGTAAATTTTCGGATAGTTTTCTAAGTCTGCTGTTGAAATCCAAATATCGCCAGTTTTAAGATCAGTTGTATCTGATTGCTTAGTTGGCTCACTTGCAGAAACAATTGGACCAGCTGGGTCTGTTTTGTCTGCCGCGTTAGCGTTAAAGACTGGACTTGTTGAATCTGCATAACCTACCCATGTAGTACCGTTGTTGATCATAATATCAACTTCGTCTACAACACTATTGTACCATAATGCACCATCAGTTGTTAATGCTGTTGGAGCAAGTGTACTTGGTGTGTAAGTTAAGTATTTCCAGTTACTAGCAACCCAATCATAAGCATTGCCTGTTGCATCTGTATACAAGTTAGGTGTTGCTAATGCCGCATTTGAGCCGTTGTAAGCTACAAATCCTGCTAAAGCTAAACCATCGTTAGTATCTGTAATGTGAACATCGCCACCGTCATTGTGTTCAATAACAATTCTGTTACTTGCATCAACACTTGCTATTACGTTATTAAATCCGCCGGAGTTAATTGCTCCTGCAATAACGTCTGCATCAGTTGCCGCGCCTGTAGTTGTTACACTAATAGTAGTCGCCGCACTTAGTACTGCACTTGCTGGAGTTGTTTCTGCAATATTAAATGCATAAGTTCCTGCTGTCATCTGTGCCGCAATAATGTCTGAAGTAATTTTAGTATTACCAGTTGCTTGACGTCTGTGAATCTTAAAGTCACCAATTGGATTAGCCGCTTCATCATTATTAGTTTTGATGTAAACAGTTCCTACTGGTAAGTTTTTACCGCCACCTGACTTATCTAAACCGTATAATGCCGCTTCTGGAGTTGCATACATTGGAGCACTTTTAGTTTCCCATAAGCTAGTTGTAGCATTCCATGCTTTAACTTTCCAATTAGCACCCAAGTTAGGCTGTGTAGTTTTAACCCAAATACTTCCTGTTGGACGTGGGCTAGTGTCAGTTGACTTGTACTCTGGAACACTAGTATGCGGAGCAATACTTAACGCTGGCGCTTTAAATGTTGCCGCTGTTAAGCCAATCTCTGCTAATAGTGTCGAAGCGTTAGTTGCTAATACAATGTCTACGCCTGTTGAGTAAATCTCTAATTTGTTATTAACTACTGCTGATGTAACACCTGCAATACCTGCTGATCCAATAGCTGTTACAATGTCACTTAGACCTGTTCCAGCACTTGTTACCACAGTACTGTTAATACTCATTGTAGCGCCACTTGTTACAGTTGCGTTGGAAATTGTACCTGTTACGGTTGCCCAACTGCTGATCCAAGCTGTAGATCCTGCTTGTACCCAAGTACCACCTGCTTTCTTATAATAAAGTTTGTTAAGTGTAGTAGTTGCAACAATAGCGTAGTCACCAATAGCACCAACAGAAGTTTTTGGTACACCGCCTGTTACTTTAGTAGCGTCTGTAATTACTGTTGGAACTTTGTTAGCAAAGCTCTGTCCACCAGTAACAGTTCCTGCCGCCCCGTTCCATTGAAAAATACCAAACACGCTGTTTGCTGTATCGAACCAATATGTGCCATCTGCTGGACTAGCCGCTGGTGCTGTCGCAGAAGCCATTAGCTCTGATGTGTTTAGTGTTGCTCTTGTAATGTAAGCTCTATTTGCCACACCAAGGTATGAGTAAGCCGCTTGTAGGCCATATTCATTTAACTCATTACCATGTAATGCGTTGTTGTTGGTATCCGTATAAAATGACGGATCTCCAAATAAGTCTGTTAATTCTCTTTGCGAGGTAACCAAATAAGGTTTCCCTGCATTTGTTGCGAGCGTTCCCGCCGCAGTTCCTGTGCCTGCACCGTTCTTTTTATCTTGTGCAGAAACAACAAAAATCATTGGTACTGTACCTGGTTCAGCTGGTGTATAGAAACTTTCGTCTATAACGCTGACCTGTACTCCTGGTGATACTAAAGCCATTTTGTTTTCTCCTGTTGATATAGCATGTTACTATTATTTAGCCATGTTTGCCAAAATGCATGGTTTATATGCGGTGAAAAAGGGGTCGAAAAGGGGAGCTAAATAAAAGTATGAGACCTTTATGCATATGTGGCGTTAAACCGGTAGCAATTAACTACTACAAAAAGGGAAAGCCTTTCTATAGAAGTAAATGCGAGTCATGCACGAAAAACGGTAAGCCAACCAATGGAATACCTAAGTGGAAGCAGGCAGGATACCAAAAGAAAAATATTTGTGACAAGTGTGGATACACTAGCAAACACAAAGAACAGTTTTCAGTTTATTATATTGATGGTGATCTTAACAATGTAAGGTTTGGCAACTTAAAGACAATATGTGCCAATTGTACTAAGATTATCTACAAGGAAGGCTTTAGATGGAAGCAAGGTGACTTGCTACCTGACTTCTAAGTTCTTCAATAGTACTGTTGTTTTCTAATATCTGTGAAAATTTAGTATGTGCCCATGCCCATTCACTTGGGTGTACATCAGTTGGTTCAGTATTAAACTCAAGATACTCAGTAAACCACTTAGGATCTTCACCACGCTTAACACGCCAAACATGCCCACCAACTTCGTGTAACATTTTTGCTTCATTAGGAAAACGTGTATCAGGTAATATCCAATTCTTGTTAGGATTGTCTAATAGTGTTTGTTTGACTAAGCTAACCCAAATACCATCATAGAATCCAGAACGCATACATTCTGTACCAAATTCTTGTAATACTAGTCTAGGAGTAATCGTTCTGCCTGTTTCTTTAGTCCAAAACTCGTTTACTTGCTCTCGCCATTGCCTCGACTCTTCTGTCTTTCCGTCAAGCATTTCGCGATCCCACCCAAACATAACGCCTACGCTATCTTTAAGTTTGTCTGCAAATGATATTTTTTGAAAATTATGTTCGCTAATTAAGTAATCAGCAATGGTATCTTTACCACTTCCTATTAAACCACATACACCGATAATCACAGATTGACTCCTCATAAACAATAAAACTATTATATAGTAAATTTATGCTGATGTCAAGTGTTAGTTAGCCAATACTGAATCCGTAGCCTACGCCGCCAGCAATTTGTAATACAAGTTCTTGTTCTAACTTTTCCATTTCAGCTTGTGCTTCAGCTTTGAGTGCGTCTCCGTTTAGTGTCGATCCGCCTTGTGGTCCTGCAATAGTAGCAAATTTAGAACGTGCTTCGCCTAACATATACTTACAAACTGCAAGGGTATAATCCTTAATCCATATTTTGCCTAGATAGTCGTTTAGTAATTCACTATCTGGTCTGTGATTGTACACATACATTAATAATGTTTCTTCTGCTCTAGGTCTTTGTAAAACTGTTAATTTTTTAGTTGTAGTATTCCAATTAAATTCGATAAACGAACCAAACATTCTTCCTACTAATTCTTGATACTGTGAAAACATATCATACGTTGCTAATCCACCCATGTTACTACTTGATAATAGGTAAGTGTTTGTGTATGCCATGTTGAATGGTTCAAACTGTGTACCGCCATCACCACCTCCACTACGTGATCCAATTGAACGTCTAAATAATTTTCTTACTTCTACTACTTCGTTAGGTAGAATGTATTCGTTCTGATCAATAATAGTAGGCATAAACAAGTATGACTCTTCAACACTATTATCACTACGTTGTCTAAATTTCCCTAAGGATTTTTGCAAAGCAGTTTCGTAGTGTATAGGATCGAGTTCAACATCAACCATGCCACCGCCTAACATCGCAGTTACATAATCGAATACTTCTTGTTTTTGTGTGCTTAAATCGGCCATATGTCTTGTTCTCCTATAGTATTTATGCTAACGATAAATACTTATACTATGCCAAGACTAAGTTTATATAAACCCGAAAGAGGGGCCGACTACACGTTCTTAGACAAGACGATCACCGAGATGTTTACGATTGGTGGTACCGATGTCTTTGTACACAAGTATTTAGGTCCAAACAATCCTGATGAAGCAGATGCTACTCCATCACAGCCTCGCTATGATGCAGTAAAAGAAACTAATATTCAAGATATGTTGTTCCTCGAAAACCGGGATAGAAAATACGACCCTGATGTTTACGTTATGCGTGGTATTTACAGCGTTCAAGACATTGACTTTGATATGAGTCAGTTTGGATTATTCTTACAAAATGATACATTGTTTATGACAATACCTATCAACTATAGTGTTAAGACACTAGGGCGTAAGATAATGCCAGGAGATGTTATTGAACTTCCTCACTTAAAAGACGAGTATGCACTTAACGATTATAGTGTTGCACTAAAACGTTTTTATGTTGTAGAGGACGTGAATAGAGCCGCAGAAGGATTTACCCAAACGTGGTATCCACACTTATACAGGATTAAACTCAAACAAATTGTTGATAGTCAAGAGTTCAAAGAAATACTTGATTTACCATCTGAAGAAGGTAGTACAAATACTTTGCGTGATGTGCTTAGTACGTACGAACAGGAAATGCAAATTAATAATGCAGTTCTTGCTCAAGCAGAAGCAGATGCACCTAGTGCAGGCTTTGACACTACGCACTTGTATACACTAGCTGTAGACGAAAATGGTAAACCGGACTTACAAACAACAGACATGAATGATCTTGATGCTAGTTCGCAAGAATTGTTAGCTGATAGAATCAATCAAACACCATCACGTAGCGGATATCAAGGATATTTACTTGGTGACGGTATACCACCTAATGGTGAAGCATTTGGACACGGTGCTGGCTTTCCTACAACTGCAATCGAAGGAGACTTTTTCTTGCGTACAGACTTTATGCCAAACAGATTATTTAGAAATGACGGCAAGCGTTGGGTTAAACAAGAAGATAATGTACGCATGTCATTAAGTAATACTGATACTAAGGCTACACAAAAAGGTAAATTTATTAACAACACTACAACTAATCAAATTGGTGGTGAAACTGTTGTCGAAAGACAGCCGTTGAGTAAAGCACTCAAACCTAGGGCAGACAACTAATGCAACATTTTTATGATGGACAAATAAGAAGATATATTACTCAACTAGTTAGACTAATGAGTAACTTCTCGTATAAAGATGGCAAAGGAAATTTAGTCCAAGTTCCTGTTATGTATGGAGATATTACACGACAAGTTGGTTCTATTATTAAAGATAACAGCGAAAACAAAATTCCAAGTGCGCCACGCATTGGTTTATATGTTACCGGTCTAGAAATGGATCGTACTAGAACTGCTGATGCATCTTATACAGGTAAAGTGCATATTAGAGAACGCACTTACGATGCAGACAACAATGAATATTTAAATACACAGGGTAAAAATTATACTGTAGAACGTATGATGCCTACTCCGTTTTTATTAAATGTAAACGCAGACATTTGGTCTACTAACACAGAACAAAAATTACAAATACTAGAACAACTATTAATGTTGTTTAATCCTAGTTTAGAAATACAAACTACTGACAACTACGTAGACTGGACAAGTTTAAGTGTTGTTAATTTAGAAAACATTAACTTTAGTTCAAGAAGTATTCCTATGGGAACTGAAACTGAAATTGATGTTGCAACACTAGGATTTCAAACACCTATCTTTATTAGTCCTCCAGCTAAAGTTAAAAAACTTGGAATTATTACAAGTGTTATAATGAGTATTTTTGACGAAACTAAAGGAACTATTGATTTAGGAGACTCAATGCCTGAGCTTCAAGCATATGATGATAGTTGGAATAATACTGTTAAGAATAAAGAAAAAGATAATAGAATACGTATTGTAGCTACAACAGCGGCAGGATATGATGCTATTGTTACTAACACTATTGTTCAACTTGGCAAGAACGGAATTAGTGGAGAAATTAGTTGGCGTACAGTACTTGAATCTGAACCAGGTGAGTATACCGCAGGACTAAGTCAAATTTATCTAAACAGAATAGACTTAGGTGCACCAATTGTTGGAACATTTGCACTTAATACATTAGATGAAACACAGATTATTGTTAATTGGGACATTGATACTATTCCAACTAATACAGTTATGGGGTTATCAGGTAGTCCGCAAAAAGGAACTATTGATGCAATTATTGATCCTACAAGAACTAACCCAACAAGTCTTAAACAATCAGGTGTTAGAATATTATTATTAGGCGATATTGGTGCTACTGGCAATACAGACGGTGCTGATGCTTGGAAGAACGCAGGCGGTGTTGATTCACTTGTTGCTAAAGAAAATGATATTATTGAGTGGTCTGGAACAGAATGGCAAATAGTATTTGATTCGAGTACCAAAACAGATACAGCTACAGATGTAACTTATACAACCAATTTAAACACAGGCGTACAATACAAATGGGACGGTCTAGAATGGACATTGTCCTTTGAAGGCGAATACCGAAAAGGAAGCTGGCGTATAGTTCTGTAAATAAGTACTTGTATGGAAAACATTATCTGTTCAGGTGCATTATTCTATTCGTTGAAAACTCAACGTTTTTTATTCCTACATCGAACACAATCAAAACAAAACAATGTTTGGGGATTAGTTGGTGGAACTAATGAAGACCAAGAAATCCCATATAAAGCACTTCTTAGAGAAATTGAAGAAGAGCTAGGTAATCTTCCTAAAATTATTAAATCAATACCGTTAGAAACGTTTGTGAGCAATGACGAGAAATTTAGTTTTCACACATACCTATGTGTAGTCAATGATGAATTTATGCCAATATTAAATCAAGAACATGATGGATATGCGTGGTGTAGTTTCAACAAATGGCCCAAACCTTTGCACCAAGGTCTTCGTAACACACTACAAAATAAGATGAACTTGACCAAGTTACAAACGGTATTTCAACTAGTTTCGTTATTACAAGAATCGGATATTTAAATGAATAAAGTTTTAGTAATCGGCGATGTAATCGTTGACAAATACATTTACGGAACTTCAACACGGATTAGTCCAGAAGCACCTGTGCCTGTAATTACATATATTAATGAAAAACAAACGTTAGGTGGCGCAGGGCTTGTACATAAAAACTTGCTTAGTTTAGGAGTTGATTCTACACTATATGAAACAGGACATGAATATAGTATTAAGACTAGAGTTATTTGTGACGGGCATTATGTTACACGTATTGACGATGATAAACGTGCAAGTGGTGACGCAGTATTAGCCGTTGTATTGGCTAATGACTTTTCACAATACGAATATGTAATACTAAGTGACTATGACAAAGGTGTATTAGACAATGCAAACCAAATTATTGCACATATTACTAGTCAAGGACCTAAAGTAATTGTAGACCCTAAACGTTATGCACACGAGTATGAAGGTGCTTGGTTAGTAAAACCTAACAATAGTGAATTTACTAAATTTGAATTTGACGAATGGCAAGGTAATATTATTACTACTAGTGCAGGGGCTAACGTAGTTGCTACAATAGACAATATTGAATATGATATACCTGTTGCACAAGCTGAAGTGTCTGATGTTACAGGAGCAGGAGATTGTTTCCTTGCTACGTTTGTATATGCACTAACAAAAGGTTACACCCATAAACGTTGTTTAGAATTATCAGTCAAAGGTGCTACCGAAGCAGTTAAACATGTAGGAACACATATCATAACAATTGATGATATTAATGATAGTGTTGTATGGACCAACGGCGTATTTGACATACTACATATAGGTCATTTAAAGCTTCTACGACACGCACACACGCTTGGTAAACACCTCGTGGTGGGCATTAACAGCGATGCGAGTGTGAAGCGTTTAAAAGGTGATTTAAGACCCATTAATAACGAGCAACTACGCAAAGAAGCATTATTAGAATTAGGGTTTATTAACGAAGTTGTTATTTTTGACGAAGATACACCACAAGAAACTCTCGAAATTGTTAGACCAGACATTATTGTTAAAGGTGGCGATTATACTGTAGCAACGACAGTAGGAAATGAGTTAGCTGAAGTAGTTATCTTTCCAACAGTAGACGGACATAGTACAACAAATTTGATAGAGAGGATGACATGAATATATTGATTACAGGCACAGATGGATTTATTGGAAAACATCTTGCGGTATACTTACAACACAAGGGACATAACGTTGAAGGGTTTGAATGGAAGCCAAACGTTATACCTGATCCTGAACCATATGATAGAGTAATTCATCTAGGTGCTATTAGTAGCACTACTGAAACAGATATTGAAAAGGTAATGGAACAAAATTACGAGTTCTCAATGCGACTCCTACAACTATGTGATCAAAAAGGTACTTCATTAATGTATGCTTCTAGTGCTAGTGTGTATGGCGACACGTTTGCAGAAAATTCTAAACTGCAACCACAAAGTCCTTATGCATGGTCAAAGTATTTGTTTGATAGATTTGTAATGCAAGTGCCAGAGTTTATGGTTAATGTACAAGGATTTAGATTCTTTAATGTATACGGTCCAGGCGAAGAACACAAAGGTGACCAACAAAGTGTATTTGGCAAGTTTGAAAAACAAGCCAAAGAAACAGGAGTTATTAAAGTTTTTGAAGGCAGTGATAAAATAGAAAGAGATTTTATTCACGTTGGTGATGTATGTGAAATTATTGAAAAATTTATCGACGTTGACAACACAGACATTTGGAATATTGGTACAGGGTATCCAAGGACGTTTATGGATATTGCTACGTTGTATGCTGTGAAGTATGATGCTAAGATTGAAGAAATTCCAATGCCATCAGAGCTACAAGGGCAGTACCAGTATTACACATGTTCAGACAATAAGAAGTTAATTAATAGTATAGGTGTTCATAAATTCAGAACAATAGAGGAGTATGTAAATGCCAGCAAGACATAGCGGTAAAGTAGATAAAGGTTGGGGATACGAATTAATTTGGGCCACTAACGATCAATACTGTGGTAAGATTATGGTATTTGATAGAGTTGGTGCTAAGTTTAGTATGCACTTTCATAAAGAAAAAGACGAATCATGGTTTGTAAATGCAGGGTCATTTAAGTTACGCTACATTGATACATCAACTGCATTAGTAATGGAAAGAGTTTTAAACTCCGGCGATACATGGAGAAATCCTCCATTAATGCCGCATCAATTAGAAGCATTAGAAGCCGGTAGTAGTATTACTGAAGTAAGCACTCCTGACTCTATTGAAGATAATTATCGTATTGCTCCAGGTGATAGTCAACCACCACCGCCACAACAAGAGATTGTTAATGATCCAAATACACAGGCGTAAGTTAGATCTAAATTTAAGTCAATTAAAACATAATTGTAATTTTGTTTATAGGCAAATTATAGACGAGATTGCAATTCCTAATCAAGAAATTGATACTAAACATACATCAATTCCAACGGCAGTAAGTCAATACTATAACTTGTTTACAAGTATTATGCCTGGTATGTTTGAACTACAACGTGCTATTAGAAACGAATTTAAAAACAACATTCCGCATGATGAAAGTCTAGAGTACTGGATTGTTGGTTGGTTAAATTATTGGCCTAAACAAGGAACAACACTTACCTGGCACGGACACGAGTACGGAGATGATGATAATTGTTTCCACGGGTACTTGGGTGTACAAAGTGAACCATCGCAAACTATATATCGCAACATAGGCGAACAAGCATTAGAAATTGCTGTTGAAAACAAAAACGGACAGTTAGTTATTACTAACAGCAAAGGTGTCGAACATATGACTAGTGATTGGAAACAAGATGAACCTCGTATTACTATTGCGTTTAATATACAACCTAGAGAAACTGTTTTACAAGAAGTAGGAAATAAACTTAATTATTATGTCGGACTTTAAAGAGCTATTTTCTGTTCCCATACTAGAACATAATGTTCCAAGTCGTATTGCAGATGACGTTGAACAGTTTGTAGTACCACGTTTAGAACTAATACCAAGACCTAGCAACGATGCTCCGCATAGTACAGATTATTTTGAACCTAATAAAGTAGTACATTTAATGAATGATGTACCAGAGCTGTTTAGTGAAATACAAGAGTGTGTTAACAAGTTTCAAGATGCATGTCATATTAAACAACTAAAAGAAGCTAATCAATACACTTGGTGGACACAAAATTATCACGAAGGTGATATACATAACGAACATGAACACGGCATGAATCAAATATCTGGAGTATACTGGGTAAGAGCAAATGAAAATGCTGGTGGGTTATGTTTTAGAAATCCTAATCCGTTTGTCGAATATGCACAATGGATGGATTCACAATATGGTTATCAAGAATACGAATTCCAACCTATAAAAGGTAAGTTATTACTTTTCCCTTCTTACTTAAAACATGCAGTAATGCCTAGTAGCAGTAACGTTGTACGTACTACTATAGCATTTAATGTAGTGTCTTAAGCCTGAGCTTCACCCCATCTTAGAATAA